AAGAAGAACGATTAAATGCAGCTTATAAAAAACAACAGACAGATTTTAAAGTAATACAAAGATTAAAAAGTAAAGGTCTTACAATTAATAAGCAAAATATTCAATTAGTAAGAGATGAATTAGCAGCAGAAATAAAATTAGCTCGTGCTAAGAGAAAAACTGCACAAGCTAATATGGAAAAAGGAAAGTCAGGGATTAAATTAAACGCATTAAGAGGTTTAGGAGGAGCAGTCGGAAGTGGAATTATTGGTGGTGGTTTTCCTTTATTGTTTGGACAAGGACCAACTGCTGCTATAGGTGGTGCTTTAGGTGGTGTGGCAGGTGGAGCTTTATCAGCTATTCCTGGCATGGGTCAATTTGGATTTGCCCTTTCCATAGCTGGTACGACTATTGGTAGTGCTTTAGATGAACTAACAAAAGCACTTGCAAAACCAACAGAAAATATTGAGACATTAGTAACAAAATTAGGATTAGCTAATACAGAAACAGGAGATTTAGTTTTAAGAATGAATGAATTAGGCATGACTTCTGATGCTTCAGCACTGCTGTTAAATAAATTTGCAGAAGAATTTGGTTTAACACAAGATCAAATAAAAGAAAATACTGATAAAATGAATGATTTTAATAATGAAATTAATTTATTAGGAACATCTTTAACTTTATTGGTTTCAGATGTTTTGGGTCCATTAATAGAGGAACTAAATAATCTTATACAAAATAAGAAACCACAAGGAACTTCAAGAAATCTGTTAGGTATTGCAGATTTTTTTACTGCAAATGCTTTTGATCTTGATAAACGAGGTGGTATTTTTGATGAGTTATTTAGTCCTACTGGCGATAAATTTCGTAATCCTTTTAATAGAGCTAATGATCCATTGGAATTTAATACAAACCCATTTAATTTAAATCTTGATGATTTTGATTTAAGAAATAAAAAAACACAATTAAGATTTGAAGAAAAAGAATTATTACCTTTAAGACAAGCATTAGAACTTGAACAAAAACGTCTAACAACCAGCACTGAAGATTTAAATGTTTTAAAAGAAAAATTTGAATTAGAAAACCTTAATAATGAATTAAAATTTTTAGAATCACAAAAAACTGATGAAGTCAATCAACAATTAGAAGATAAGATTGCAAAGCTAAAAATTGTGAGAGATACTCAACAACAGATCTTTGATAACGCAAAAGCATTAGCAGATCCATTTAGGCAGCTTTCAAATATTATTGCTCAAGATATAGGTAATGGAATTAAAGGTTTAATAAAAGGTACACAGTCTTTAGGTGATGTTTTAAATAATGTAGTAGATAAGTTACTTGATGCTTCTTTAAATATGGCAATATTTGGAAACATAGGCGGTGGATCTGTTGAGGGAGGTCTTTTAAAAGCTATTGGCTTTGCAGATGGTGGAAGGCCACCAGTAGGTAGAGCTTCAATAGTAGGAGAACGTGGGCCAGAGCTATTTGTACCCGACAGAGCAGGAACTATTATTCCTAACAATGCAATGGGTTCTACAAACATAGTTGTTAACGTAGATGCTTCTGGTTCGTCTGTTGAAAGTGATGGGGATGGACAGCAGTTTGGTGAGGCTCTAGCCACTGCAATACAATTAGAAATAGTTAAACAAAAACGTAGTGGAGGTTTACTTGCCTAATGACATTAACTTTTCCAGCTATAAATCCAACTTACGGTGTACAGAAAAGATCCGCACCAAGGACAACGGAAATTCAGTTCGGTGATGGCTATATTTCAAGAGCTAATTTTGGGTTAAATCAAAATCCAAAGATATATCAACTCACTTTTGAAGTATCCGAATCTGATAATTTTAATGGCACAGGTGTATCCAGTGCAGATACCATAGAAAACTTCTTGGATGCCAGAGCCGATGATTCAGCTAGTTTTAATTTCACACCTCCAGCAGAAAGTTCTGCTTCTCTTTTTGTTTGCAGACAATGGAATAAATCTATACCTTATTTAAACAGAGCTAGAATACAGGTAACATTTGAGGAGGTATTTCAACCATGACAATACCAGTAGAGCAACTGCAAAGCTTGAACGGTTTTACAATTATTGAGCTATTTGAACTAAAATTAATACAAGATATTCATTATTCACAAGATAATCCACCAACAGTAGTTTTATATAGATTTCACGCTGGCACGAATGAAATTAATACTGATATAAAATGGCAAAATAATATTTACAATGCCATAGCTTGCAAGGCTGAAGGTTTTGAAACTGGTGATAATACTGTAATGGCAAGACCTACACTTACATTTGCAAATAATCTTGGTACTTTTTCAACTTTAATCGAATTAGTAAATGATTTTAGTGATTTTAATAATTTAGCAAAAGCAGAAGTAAAGAGAATTAGAACATTAGCACAGTTTTTAGATGATTCTAATTTCGCTGGTTCGACTGGGAATCCTTATGGAACAGCAGATACATCTAAAGAATTAGAACAGCAAGAATTTTTAATAAATAAAAAAGTTATAGAGAACAATCAGATATGTACTTTTGAGCTTGTTAATACAATAGACTTTGAAGATTTACAATTACCAAAATTACAAATTACAAAAGATAGATTTCCTGCTGTTGGTAGTTTTGTATTTCAATGAACTGGAAAGAAGAAGCTAAAAAACATTTTATCAAGTGCAAACCCGCAGAGGGTTGTGGTTTATTGGCACAAAAAAGTGGTGTTGATTTCTTTTGGCCCTGTGAAAATATTGCATCGCAAATTGAAGATGAAATTACTTTTGCATTGAATCCTAATGATTATGCTGCATGTGAAGATAGTGGAGCCGAAGTTTTAGCAGTTTTACATTCTCATGTAGAAGGCAGTGCAGATCCATCAGATGCCGATAAAAGTAATTGTAAAATTTTTATGTTGGATTGGTATATTTATTCTATACAAGATGATAATTGGCATTATATGAGGACAGAATCATGATGAAAAAAATTAAATTATATGGCCCTTTGCGTAAATTATGTAAAGTAAATGAATTTGAAGCAGATGTATCAAATGTAGATCAAATTTATAGTTATTTAAAAGTAAATTATCCACAATGTCAGGAACATTTATTAGAAGCTTTTTATAATGTTCAGATGAATAATAGTGATATTACTTTTAAAAATATGGTTCTTAAGGGTGAGGGAGAAATAAAATTAATACCAATGATAAGTGGTAACTTTTTCCAAGCCTTTTTTATAACATTAATTGGTGGTTGGTTTAATACATCTTTAACCTCATTACAAGCTTTTTATGCTGCACTGTCAGTTGGAGCGTTATCTTTTGTTGCTAACTTATTAGCACCAGTTCCTCAATCTCCAGAGGCAGATCCACAGGTTGAATCTTTTTTAACTAATCAAAATGCCAATACTACAAAAGCTGGTGGAGCAGCACCTTTAGTATTCGGTGAGTGCTTAGTTGGTTCTATTGTAATCAGTGCTGGTGCTGATACAGTAGAAGTATTTGATGTTACTCCATAAATAAGACATGGCAAGAGAAATAAGTAATAATGATTTTCAACTTAGTGAAGATTTACCTAATGGAAATATAAAAACTGTTCAATTTGTAACTTTGCTAGATTTAGTTTCTGACGGAGCAGAAATAGAGGGTTTCTCTACACCATCAAAGGAAGGATTGCAAATATCAGCTACAGACTCAATATCAGCAGATTATATACAAGCGGCACAAAAAGACATTTTTTTAGATGGCACTCCTATTAGATCATTTGGTGGAGTTGAAAATATTCCTAATACCTCTTTATCATTAAGAGTTGGTAAAGAGAATCAAACAATAATGTCTGGTGTTAATGAACTAAGGCAAAGTGTAAACGTCAGTGGTGCATCTATTGCTGTTAAAAATAATAAAGATCCCGAACAACATAAAAAATCAGTAACTATAAATCAGGGAATTGATATTAATAGTATTCCAAGAGCAGTCATAGTTACTTTAACTTGGAATAGTTTAAGGCAGACAGATAGAGAAACAGGAAAAACTAATGCTGGATTAGGAATTAATTTTGGTCCTCATAGAAGTGATGAGGGCGATCCTAATGGTAATGATACGAGCAAAGGCGGAAATGGAGAAAGAAATTATAGGAATTCTGTTTTGCCTCGTATTAGGATAAAAGATACCTTTGGTAATGTTATACAGAACAAGTTTTTTACAATAAATGGCCGTTCAATGGGTCGATTTAGTAGAGATTTTAGAATAGATATAGTAGAAAATATTGACTTTACTAATTTTCAAACTGCAAGTTCAATTTTTCCTCTTACTGTAGAAGTTTTAAGAGATGATACAGAATTTAGAGTTGATCCAACGATAGGAAATGGACCTTTTGATGATGACGGAGAACTTAGATTAGAAGAAGGTACATTAAGATTTACTGAATTTTTCTTAACAAGTGTTCAAGTTGTTACACCTCAAATACCAACAAAAACTGAATTCAAGAATACAGCGTATATTGGATTGCGATACTCAGCAGAACAGTTTCCTAATATTCCACAAAGAAAGTATTTTATTAGAGGTATAAAGGTAAAAGTTCCAACTGGTACAAATAACGGTACAGTACCAATTAATTCTGAAAATGGAAGAATACTTTACCCAGCAAATCCATCATTTCAAGAATTAACTACAGATAAGCATTGGACATCAGATCCAGTATGGATTTTATACGCATTACTTACTGAAGATTATGGTTTAGGTATATCAGATTTGAAGATTGATAAAGCATCTTTTTTTGCTGCTAGTCTTTATTGTGCTACTCCAGTTAAAACAAGTGAAATAGCCCCAAGGTATTCATTTAATGGTGTTATAAAAACAAGAAAAAAAGCACTTGAAATTATCAGAGAAATTGCTGGAATGATAAGAGCGACTTTATATTATAGAAATGGATCTCTTAAAATTGCTATTGATAAACCAGAAACGGTTGTATCTTATTTGTTTACTAACGCAAATGTAGTTGATGGTTTATTTAATTATTCTGGAGTTAACAAAGATAAAAAATTTAATCAGGTAAATGTTTCTTATTTTAATAATGAAATACAAGATAAAGATGTAATTTCTGTAAGAAACTCTATACCACCACTAAAAGATTTAAATCAAACTAATATTCAATCTTTATACACCACTGATAGAAAACAAGCACTTAGATTTGGTAAATCAATTTTATATACTTCTAACTTTGAAACTGAAGTAGTTACTTTTGAATGTGGAATAGAAGCAGCTTGTATATTGGAACCTTTTCAAATAATAAAAATTGCAGATCGAACAAAAGAAGCAATTAGAGCAAGTGGAAGAATTAAAACAGTAACAAGTTCTACTGTTCTTGTTGTTGATGATAGTACAAATACAAATGTTGGTATTGCTGGTGATATTTTTTCTGTTATTGATAAAAATGGAGGAGTACAAGAAAGAACAATAGATGCGGTGTCTGGTAGTACGATTACATTATCTTCAGCTTTAGCTCCAGAACCTCAAGCTGGAGGAATATGGGCTGTAAAAACTGGTAATGTACAGCATAGAAAATTTAGAGTTACGAATATAAAACAGAAAGATAATTTTGTTTTTTCAATTACAGCAATTATTTATGACGATAATAAGTATGATTTTATAGATAGAGAAGATTCAACTAATTTTGGGGTTGGTTTAGAACCTACTACTCTATTGGACCCCATATCTTCTCCATCTATAGAACAGATAGAAGAACAGCTTGTTGTTGTAAATAATAGAGCACAAAGTCAAATAGTTTTAGACTTTAGTCATGTAAATGGTGCGAGAAGTTATCAAGTGGTTTATACAGAAGATGAGGGCGATCCTATTGTTAATAATGTAAAAACTAATCAATTTATATTAAAAAATAGTAAAGCTGCTTTTTACACTTTTACTGTTAGATCAATTACTTCAGCGTTTACCTTAAGTAGTCCTCCAACAACTACTAAATTAGACGCTGTAGGATTAGGGGCTTCACCTAATCCAGTAACAAACTTAAGAGCAGAGGAAAGTGGTGATAATTTAATTTTAAAATTTGATAGATCAACAGATTTAGATGTTTTGTTTGGTGGATTTGTTGATGTTAAATTGTCACTTATTTCTGATGGTACAGCAACTTTACAAGACGCAAATCCTGAAAAACGTGTAAATGGAGATGTTAATGAAATTATATTTAATGATTATCAAAGCGGAGAATATTTTTTAAAATTTCTTGATGTTAATTTAAATGAGTCGGAAACTGCTGCATCTGTTGTTGTTAATAGAACAATTGCTTCTAATAATTTAGTTGCTGCTCAAATTAGAGAAAATACAAATAATTTTGCTGGATCAAAAGTAAATTTAGAATACGATAGTGGTATTGGTGGTTTAAGACTGTCAAGTGCTATAACTTTTGATTCAATTACAGATTTTGATACTCTTACCGTTAATGGTATATCTACTGCCACTCTTGATTTAGTAACAGCAGGAGGAGGTAGTGGTATTCCAAGTGAAGGTATTTATACATTTGCTGCTAATGATATTGACTTAGGTGCTCCGTTTAGGTTTCATGTTGAACCACATTTTAAAAAATCTGGATTTAATACTCTTGGAGCTTCTGGTCTATGGGATTCTTATACAGATAATATGGATGATTGGCCTAATATTTTTACTGGGAGTACAACAGTCCTTGATAAAAGTGCAGATCTTGTTTTTCAAGTTGCAAAAAGTCAAACGGCCACAGCAAGTACAACCTTTGAAACTTTTGTTAATACTGATATGATTGCTCGAACTTTATCTTTTAAGGTTTTAGTTCAGAATCAAAGTACTTATGAAAATGTAGATATAGAAGAATTAGGAGTAAATTTAATATTTAGACCTAGAACTGAAAGAAGTATAGATTATCAATTTAATTCATCAGATAATGTTTCTGTAACAAATGGTGTTTTAACAAGTTCTAGCAGTGGAGCGACTACAGTAAGTTTTGTAAAAAAATTCTTTACAGGAACTACAGCTATTGGTGGAAGTACAGATAAATTTAAACCAGTAATATCTATAAATATAAATAATATGCAGTCAGGAGATTATTTTACGATAGCTAATGTTACCTCAAGCCAATTTGACGTAAGTATTAAAAATGGTCTTAGTTTTGTCGCTAGACAATTTACATATAGTGCTTTTGGGTATGGAGAAGGCTAGTATAATAGGAAAAACATAAAGTAAAATGACAAATACAAAACCTTCAGATTTATTTGTTGATGATGGATCTGGTGCGGCAGTAAGACAGGACTTAAATAATATTTTTGAAGCTTTAAGGTCAAATGGTGGAACTTTTCTTGGTGAACCTAGCACTAAATACGAATATATGTGGTATGCGGATACTGCTCTCGGTAAGATGTCTTTCTATAAATCAGATAAATCTACTAAGTTTGGTTTCATCTCATTAGATAACGGTAATTTTTTTGGCCCTAATGGTTCTGCCTCTAGTCCTTCTTATACTTTTACTAGTTCTTCAAGTACAGGTTTTTATAGAAGTGCAAGTAATGAAATAGGAGTCTCTAATGGTGGTACAAATACAGCATTATTTAAAAGTACAGGAACAGACATAAAAGGGGTATTATCTGTTGCACCTGCAAGCGGTGAGGCTTACATCCAAGTCCAAACTAATGGTATTAACAATGAACACGCTTATATAGATTTTGTAGCTGACACTACATATACAGACTATGGTTTACGTCTATCAAGAGGAGATCAAGGAGAAAATTCAATTTCTCAATTAGTGCATAGAGGAACAGGAGATTTTCAAATAGAAACTAATGAAGCTGCTTCACTACTTTTTAGAACATCCGCTACAGATAGATGGAAAGTAAATTCTTCTGGGGCATTTATTTGGACTGGACATACAGGTTCGTTAGGATCTAACGTAGGTCTTACTGGTGATATTTTACCTCGTGGAATTATAAGTAAAGCAGGAGGCACTGCTGGAGCAGTAACAAGTAATAATTTATATAATTTTTATTGGACGGGATCAGCTTTGGAATGTTGGATTGATGGAACCAGTGAATTTACTGTAGCTGCTACTTCTGATTACAGAGTTAAGAAAGATATTACAACTTTTACAGATATAGGAATTGACAAGATAAAACAATTAAGACCTGTTAATTATGAATTTAAAGACAACACAGCCTTTAGTTTTAAAGGTGATGGTGTTCAAAGGGTAGGTTTTATAGCGAATGAGGTTGCAGAAGTAATTCCTAGTGCAGTTAATGGTGAAAAAGATGCCACAAATCAACTACAATCTTTACGAGTTGATGCAATAGTTTCTGTATTAACAAAAGCATTACAGGAGGCAGTTGCTAAAATAGAAACATTAGAAACCAAAGTCGCTGCACTTGAATCAAGCTAATGGCAACATACAAAACTGCTAGAAAAAATTTTACAGTTCAAAGAAGGGCAGATTTTCCCCTTCAATTAAGATTCAAAGATTCTGCTGGCGTAGTAACTGATCTTACAAATTACACTGTCGCAGCACAGGTTTGGAATAATGACCGCTCTAATAAATTTGCAGATTTTAGTGTTACTTATACGGATAGAACTAATGGATTAGTTGATTTGAAATTAACTGATACTGATACTGAAAATTTTTCTTTAGCTATTCTTGATTATGACGTAAAATTAACAGATCCTAACGGTGATAAATTTTATCCTTTAGAGGGTAAACTGTTTATAAGTGAAGGTTACACAGCATGAGTTCATCTAATCCTATTGCCATTGTTGAAATTATTAGCCAAGGGCCTCAAGGGCCAGCAGGTGCGGATGGAGCCCAAGGACCGCAAGGGGAGGGTTCTGCAACAGTCACTATAGGCACGACTTCAACTGGAAATGCTGGCACAAATGCTTCAGTAACTAATACAGGTACTAATACAGCAGCAGTTTTAAATTTTACGATACCAAAAGGCGATACTGGTGCTGCTGGTAGTAATGGTACTGATGGTAGTGATGGTGCTGCTGCGACCATAGCTATTGGATCAGTGACCACAGGAAACGCTGGATCAAGTGCAGTAGTAACAAATTCAGGATCGTCAAGTGCTGCTACTTTTAACTTTACTATTCCTAAAGGGGATACAGGAGCGCAGGGGCCAGCAGGACAAGACGGAGCGATAAGTGATGGAGACAAGGGAGATATTGTTGTAAGTAACTCTGGTTCGACTTTTACTATTGATGATGATGTTGTTACGGCTGCTAAGTTAGCGGACACTTCTGTTACTCCTGGTAGTTATACAAACACAAATATTACAGTTGATGCACAGGGAAGGATAACATCTGCTGCTTCTGGTTCTGCTGGTGGTGTTACTTCAGTTACAGGTTCCGCTCCAATAAGTTCATCAGGTGGAGCAACTCCAGCTATCAGTATTTCAGCAGCTACAACGTCTGCTGCTGGTTCTATGTCTGCCAGTGATAAGCAAAAATTAGACAATATAGATAATAATGCTCGTGATGATCAAACTGCTTCTGAAATAAAAACATTACTACAATCAGATAAATTAACAGTTAATGAAATAGCAGATGATGCTATTACTGATGCTAAGTTAGCTAACTCTATTAATACAGCTATAGCAGCAAACACAGCAAAAGTTACTAATGCCACCCACACAGGTGATGTGACAGGTGCAACAGCTTTAACTATTGCTAATCAAGCTGTAACTTATGCCAAGATACAGAACGTATCAGCTACAGACAGGATTTTAGGAAGAGATTCTGCTGGTGCGGGTGCAATAGAAGAGTTAACTCCAGAAAATTTACGCACCATGATAAACGTAGAAGATGGTGCGGATGTCACAGATACAACGAATGTAGATGCTGCTGGTGCAGTAATGAATACTGACGCTTCAACTGCTGCAATGAGTTTTGTTGTAGATGAAGATAATATGGCATCTGACAGTGCTACTAAAGTACCAACACAACAGTCAGTAAAAGCATATGTAGATGCTAATAGTAGTGATACAACTTACACTGCTGGAACGGGCTTGAGTTTATCTGGCACTACTTTTAATGTCGATCAGATAGCATTAACTACTGTACAGACAGCAGCAAATGAATCTGCACAGTTAGCACTTACGACCCAAGAAGGAGATATTGTTGTTAGATCAGATCAGAATAAATCTTATGTAAGAAATAGTGGAACTGCTGGTACAATGGCAGATTTTACAGAACTATTAACACCTACAGATCAGGTTTTATCTGTTAATGGTAATACAGGAGCTATAACGGCTGCACAGATAGCAGCAGCAGTAGAAGCAGCTTCAGACTCTAATACTTTTACAGATGATGATCATTCTAAGTTAGATGGAATAGATGTTGGAGCTAAAGATGATCAGACTTCTACAGAAATAAAAACTCTTTTACAATCAGACAAGTTAACAGTTAATGAAATAGCTGATGAGGCAATAAGTTTAGCTAAGTTAGAACATGGTACAGCTAGTAATGATGGTAAATTTTTACGAGCAAATAATGGTGGAGATCCAACATTTGAGACTATTAATACAAATTTAGTTGCAGACACTACTCCACAATTAGGTGGTGATTTAAGTACAAACAATAAAGATATAAAATTTGGTGATGGAGATAGAAATGACGCTACTTTAAACAGGCTTCATTTTGGAGCATCTGATGATTTAGAAATTTATCACGCATCTAACGTAAGTTATATAGCAGCACCTGATGGCGATTTAGAAATAGAAGCTGATAATTTCAAGTTAGTTAGTCACGATACCGCTGGTAGAGCTTTATTTCTAGACAATGCAAATAGTCGTTTAGAACTTGGTTTTGATGGAAATCAGGATGCATATTTTACAGGTAATGGTGTTGAATTTCTTAAAGATGTAACTCTTGAGGGAACTGATTTAGATAGTAGCGGATCTGTTACTAATGAAGATAGAGTAATTTTTGATAAAAGTGCTAATGAGTTACTTGTTGGAAAACAGATTACTACTAAAATAAATGACTTTAAAATTAGAATAAAAACTGCTGCTACAAACGCTACTATTAATAATCTAACCTCGTATGTTGAACAAAATTCATTATTAATAGAAAACGCAAGTTTCAAGGATATGCACATTGAATTAGCAGGTGCTGGTAAATTAACTATTGGTGATAGAGATAATGCTCAAGCAGAAGTTTTCCAGGTACAATGTGCCCAAAGTTCAGTTAATACTGATGGATTTGTTGAGTTAGCTTTTGTAAATGGTGATTCTTCTGGTGGTAATACAAGATATTCAAGATTAATAACAACAGAAACAGGAGTGAGAACAAATGGAACACTTGTTAATAGCGGAAATATAAATCCTTACGCTGACAGTACTAGTGATCTTGGAACAAATACTGTGAGATGGGCAAATGTTTACGCAGATACATTGTACGGAGATGGCTCAAATCTAACAAACATACCACCAGCACTAGCAGGTAGTAGTGGTGAAAATTTATTTGTAGAAGCAGAAAACCAAATGGATAACAGTTTTTCTACGACAGCAAACTTTAATTATGTAGCAGCTAGTCCTATGATTATTGCTTCTGGTGCTACCCTAACAGTGAGTGCAAACTCCACTATGACCTTTGTTTAACTTCTTTCTTATTTAAAAATTATGTCAAAAGTTATTGTTGATGAAATTCAAACTGATACCAGTAATGGAAATGTGAGAATTATTCCTAATGGTACAGGTAAGTTAGAAATTAAGGGTGCGGGTGGAGATGACGCAATGCTCCAGTTAAACTGCTCTGCACAAAGTCATGGTGTAAAACTAAAATCCCCTGCTCATAGTGCTGGTCAGTCTTATACAATGATTTTGCCAGATAACCAAATTGCAGCAGATAAAGTTTTAAAAGTAAAAAGTATTGCAAGTGGTAGTGGAGCTACAGCAGTAGGGCAGTTGGAATTTGGCGATGTAGCTGCTGGATTATCTACTGATTCACTCAATAATGTTCTTGGAGGTACTAACGCTGGTTCATTATTACCTAATACAAATGCTATGGGTGCAAATACAATTATTGGAGTTGATGCTGGCAAAGTTGTAAGTTTTGGAAATGTTAATAGTATATTTGGTTATAAAGCAGGTTTTGCCCTTAGTGGTGGTGGTTCTAATCAACTTTTTGGTAAATACGCTGGCTATAATCTAACGTCTGGTGATAATAACACGTTTATTGGTGGTAATGCAGGATATAAAATGAATGGTGGTAATAATACTTGTATTGGACAATTTGCTGGATATGGTGATGGTAGTGGGGGATCAGGCCCAGTATCAACAAGCACTTATGATGTTTTCGTAGGTTATCAGGCAGGTTATTCTAGATCATCAGGTAATAGTTCAGTTGGTGTTGGTTGGGCTAGTTTATACACCCTAACAAGTGGTTTATATAATACTGGATGTGGTGCTTATACTAACTATGCTCTTACTACTGGACAGTATAATGAAAGTTTTGGTTATGCAGCAGGATATGACATAACAACTGGTGACAATAATGTTTGTATAGGTAGTAGTGCTGGTGCTTCTTCTAGTCCATCAGGATCAATTACTACTGGTTCAAACAATGTGGTTTTAGGTAACAATAGTATTTCTAATCTTTATTGTGCAGATACTTCAATATCTTCATCAGATTCAAGGGATAAAACAGATGTTACAAGTTTCACTATTGGCTTGAACTGGATCGAAGCACTAAGACCAGTAACCTATAGATGGGATAGAAGAACATGGTATGGGACAGATGAAGAGCCTTACGGCACACCTGATGGATCAAAGAAAAGACAAAGACTTCATATTGGTTTCTTGGCACAAGAAGCCCTTGCAGTAGAACAAGCTAATGGTTACGGAACAAACAATGATGATTCTTTAATACTTAACCTTACAGAAGATGGCATGAGCTACGGTATGAAATACGAAAGACTTGTTCCAATCCTTGTAAATGCTATAAAAGAGTTATCAACTAGAGTAAAAACCCTTGAAGGAGGGTAAACTTAAAACAATGTACATTTAAGTATTATGTCAACATTAAAAGTCGAAGAAATACAACATATATCTAACTCTAATAATGCAGTATCTATTGCATCAGATTCTAGTGTGAGTTTGAAACATAGCGGATCTGCAAAGTTGGCGACTACATCAACTGGTGTAAGTATCACTGGAACGTGTACCGCCACTGCTTTCAGTGGTGATGGTTCTGCATTAACTGGACTTTCTTCTGGTTTAAGTTCTGATGCACAATTCAATACTGTAGGTGGTACAAACGCTGGAGATAGTTTTGATGGTACAAATGCCACAAATAATACTTTACTCGGTTATAACGCTGGTACTGCTATAACAACAGGTGATGATAATGTTGCTATAGGTTTTGAAGCTGGCAAAGCTAATGTTGAATCTGGTAAAAATGTATTTATTGGTTATAAAGCTGGTACAGCAGCTACCAATGGATTTAATACTTTCGTAGGTTATCAGGCTGGTTTAAATATGAGTGGTTCTGGTCAAGAAAACACATTAATTGGTTATGAGTGTGGAAAATCTATAACAAGTGCAAGCGGTAATACTTTTGTTGGAAATTGCGGTATTGGTGTCACTACTGGTTATAGCCATACTTTTATGGGTCGATATGCTGGTGATAGCCAGACTACTGGAAATAGTTGTGTTGCGATTGGTAGTTACGCTAATGTTGGAACGACAGGAATAAAAAATACTTCTGTTGGATATATGGCGGGTGGACTTAGTATGAGTACAGGCAGTGAAAATACCATAATGGGTTACTTGGCTGGCTGGAAAATGACAACAGGATCAAATAATATAATCATAGGAAATGATTCTGGAACAAGTACCTCTCCAACAGGAGAAATAACAACTGGTAGCAATATTATTTGTTTAGGTGATAACAATATCAGTAATTTTTATTGTGCCGATACTACGATTTCATCCTCAGACCAAAGAGATAAGACGGACATTACAAACTTTAACCTTGGGCTTTCATGGGTAGAGGCACTACGTCCTGTCACTTATAGATGGGATAGACGTACTTGGTACGGCACAGACGATCAACCATATGGCACTCCAAATGGTTCTAAAAAAAGAAGTAGATTACACGTTGGATTTTTAGCTCAAGAAGCATTAGAAGTGGAAAAAGCAAACGGTTATGGCACATCTAATGACGATTCTCTTGTAGTTCATTTAAATGAAGATGAAATGTCTTATGGAATTAAATATGAAAGGTTAGTACCTATTTTGGTAAATGCTATAAAAGAATTATCAGCAGAAGTTAAAGCTCTTAAAGCGGGCTAAACTAAATTTAAAAATTTCTTATCATGTCAACACTAAAGGTAGATGATATACAATCTAGGCAGAGTACAGATGATGCAATATCACTTGCGTCTGATTCTTCTGTATCTTTAAAACACAGTGCATCCGCTAAGTTAACCACGACAAGCACAGGAGTAACCGTTACTGGAACGTGTACTGCTACTGCTTTTAGTGGTGATGGTTCAGCACTTACAGGACTTTCTGCTGGTGTAAGCTCTGATTCAAGTCGAAACACTGTTGGCGGTACTGATTCGGGCAGTAGTTTAACTACAGGTAGCGGCAATACGTTATATGGATATAAAGCTGGTGAAGATGTTACTTCTGGTTTTAATAATACTTTTTTGGGTGACAGAGTTGCACCATCTCTTACAGATGGACACACAAATACTGTTATTGGGGCCGAAGCTGGTTCAGCATTAACATCAGGTTATTATAATGACCTTTTTGGAGGTTATGCAGGTAAGGATATAACTTCTGGCAATAACAATACCTGTATTGGGTCACAATCTGGTAAAGCTATCACGACAGGAGATAATAATTCTATTTTTGGTTATCAAGCTGGTTCAAATTTACAAACAATAAATGGTGAGGCTTATTTTGGTTATCAAGCAGGTCAAGCTAATACTACAGGTGTTGAAAATACATTTTTGGGTTATCAAGCAGGTAAAGCTAATACTACAGGAAGAGAAAATGTTTTTGTAGGTCGTATTTGTGGTGAGGCCAATACTACAGGACAAAATAATACTGGTTTAGGATGTTTAGCTTTAATGTCTCTTACTACTGGTTACGGCAACACCTGTATAGGTAGGTATGCTGGTGGTTCACTAACTGGAGGAAGTAGTCTTTTTGATGGAGGATTGAACGTGTGTGTTGGATTAGGTGCTGGAGGAACTCTTACTACAGGAAAATATAATATAGTTTTAGGTGCTTTTACAGATGCTAGTAGTGCAACTGTAGATGGTGAAATTACTTTAGGTAATACCAGTATGTCCACTCTACGTTGTAATACAAGTACAATAAGTTCTTTATCAGATAGAAGAGATAAAACAGATATTGTTAATTTGACTACTGGACTTGATTTTATTAATACTCTTATACCTCGTCAGTTTAAATGGCAAACAAGAGATGGTAATGTAAAAGATGGTTTAGTTAGGGCAGGGTTTATAGCACAAGAACTACAAGAAGCACAAAAAGATTGCGATTTTCTTGATTTAGTTTATGACTCAAATCCAGATAAACTTGAGGCAACACAAGGAAACCTTATTCCTGTTTTAGTAAAAGCAATACAGGAATTATCAGCACAGGTAGATGCCCTTAAAGTAGGGTAAACTATCAACAACAATTTTTTATCATGGCTGAACGTACCGCAGAAGAAGTTGCAAGAATCTTCACAAATGCTGGAGATAGCGTAACTCTTATCAATGAACTTGCTGCTTTATCTTCTTTGACAGATGAGCAGAAAGATACTATCAAAAGAAACGTGGAACACTTAGAAATTATCAAAGCCTATAAGAAGGAGGATAATACTACTTCTATCTGGACAACAGAGGACTTTACTGCTCAGGATGCTGCCGTTACACTAGGAAAAACAAAATACTAATTTATGGCTCGTAAAACAACAGAAGAACTAAAACAAGAACTGGAAACTTTACAGAAAAATTACGAAGAAGCTGTACAAGTACAAAAAAATATTCAAAATAGAGCATTAGCTATTAATGCAATATTGGAAGATAGAGCAGAGGCAGAAAAGGAGAGTCAGTTTGAGACTTGTACACCCAAACTTGAAAAAGCTTTAGAATCAACTAGCATATAGCTTTAATTTTAAAAAATTATGCTAAAGAAAGTTTTAACACTATCTGCTGCATCTGTA